CCGTCCCGTGTGCTTGAACTCTGGCAGACCTATTACAGGGGCCCCGGTATCGCATGACCATTCCAAATTCAACGGCCCCTGCCGTCCGACAGTGGCTCTTTGACCAGTGCACGGCAGGGCTCGCGCCCGACCCAAACAACGTCCGAGCGTCGCTGCTCGTCTGTTTCGACCAACCGGGACCCAATGAGCCTGAGGACATCGTGGCCATTGGTCGCGTTCATCGTCAGCTCAGCGTGGGCGCGATGATCGGGGGTGGTGGCGCTGGCTGGCTTGACGAGTCGTACACCGTGGAAATCGTCATCGACGTATTCCGGAGTAACGACAGCGGGCAGGTTGCCTACTCGCGCGCCATGGACCTTGCAGGCGCCGTAATCGCCATCGTGCGAACGGACCTGACCCTAGGTGGCCACGTCATCAAGTCCGTGCCTAAGGGCGATACCGCTGAAGTCGAGTGGGACACCGACCATGCCGGTAAACACGCCACGGTAACTGTCGAAATCGAGTGCGTAACGAGGATCTAATGCCTGACTTCACGTACAACGGCGCCGACGCGCGCTATTACCCGTCACTCTCGCTGGACGTGAAGCCTGGCGACACCGTGACGCTTGACTCTGACCCCGGAGACGGACGCTTTGGCCCTCAGGGCTCCGCCCCGCTTTCCGCCCCTGCCCCTGCGCCGGTTGCTTCCGCGCCTGCGCCCGCTGACGTCCCGGAGGTTGGCAACTAATGCCTAAGGCAACACAGCTATCGTTCCTCGGAATTGCGAAGGAAGTTACGCCCGGTACGGCGGTCCCTTCCACCAACTTCATTCCGGTTACCCAGGTAACCCCGAAGGACAACCTGACCCTTCTACAGGACAAGGGCCGTAGGGGAAGCTTCGTTGATGTCTACGACGAAATCGCGGGCACGCTTTACGCGACGCTTGACTACGACGGTGACGTTTTCCCGGACACGATCGGTTTCCCGCTCGCTGGCATCCTGGGCGACGTAACCACTACCGGCGCTTCCGCCCCGTATTCGCACGCGTTCGCTGTGCTCAACAACGGCACTGGCCAGCCTCCGACGTACACCCTGAATGACAACTACGTCGCTGGAAACCGTCAGTACGCTTCGGCCAAGTTCTCTGAGCTTGGTTTCAAGTTCACCGACGATGGTCTTCTAACGTACAGCGCGAAGACCACAACTTATGGCTCTGTCGCTGCGTCTGCCCCGGTTACCTCCTTCACTGGCGTTCCGCCCATGGTTGGCTGGCAGGGAACCGTGACCATTGGTGGCGTTGCTCAGGCTGGCGTGATCGACGGTGAAGTCACCATCAAGCGCAACGTGACTGTCATCAACGCCATTGACGGCTCGCAGAACCCTGCATCTCTGTGGTCTGGCCCCGTTCAGGTGGACGGTAAGGCCACTCTGATCATGGAGGACGACACTCAGCTAACCAACTACCTGACGAACGCGAAGCCTTCGGTTGAATTCCTCTTCAGCGCGGGTACCGGTGCGGCTGCTGTTCAGCTAAAGCTGCACATGACCAAGTGCGCCATCAGCGCTGCGGACATTACGCGTGGCAAGGACTACATAGAAGTTCCCATCACGTGGACCGCGCTTTCCAACACCACTGACGTAGGTACTTCCGGCGGTTACAGCCCCATCAAGGTGACCGTTCAGAATGCCGTGAATTCCGGGACGTACAAGTAATGCAGCATCTGACCCTTCCTTCGGGCAACACCGCTGACCTCCGCGACGTTGCCGACGTTACCGAGCGCCAGCGCAGGCCCATCAAGCGCATTCAGACCAAGCTTGCTGGTCTTCCTGCCTTCGTCAACGCGGTTGAAGAGGCTAAGGCGCAGGGCGATGGCGTCGACCTGACCCCGGATCAGCAACTCAAGATTGCTGCGGGCATGGGCGAGGCGTTTGATCTACTCGAAGAGCTGAATGACGCGCTGGTTGCTGCGCTCGTCGCTGGCTGGTCTTACGGCTTCGTGGTCAGCGCTGACGCCGTGCAGGATCTACCGGGCCGGGACCTTGACGCGCTGCGTACCGCTGTGGCTCCGTTCCTGGCGCAGCTAAACCCGGACTTTGAGCCGAGCCCGGACGCCGCTTCCCCTTCCGTGGCCTCCGTCGCCTAACAGAGGCCCTATCCCACAAGGGTGGAAGCACCTACACAGCGGATGAACTACCGAGCGAGGAATACCGGACGTGGCGACTCTGCACTCTGCTGCATTGTCGCCCGTCCGATCTCGATGGCGAATCCGCTGTGGCCCTTGACTGGCTATTGGCCGTAGATGATGCCGTTGAGAAAGCTCGCAAGATCGTAGAGGAGCGAGCCAATGGCTGACGATTTCGGCGTGGTCATCAAGGGCATTCGGGAAGTTAGCGCTTCGCTGGACCGGAAGGTACTAGCTACCAACGAAGGCACCCGCAAAGCGCTGGGTAAGGCAACTTCCTACACACGCACGCGAATCAGGGGCGGTATGCGGGGTGAGCCTCGCTGGGACCGTAAGGGCCGTGACAGGGTCACCGGCCAGATTGGCGTGAACCTGAACCGTGAACCCCACGTGATCCGACGGAATGGCGGACCTGGTCAGCTGACCGGAAGCCTTTACCGCTCGATTCGCAAGAGCAAGAAGCCACGCCTTGAAGGTGTTGGCAGGTATTCACAGGTGGTCATGTCTGGTGGCGAAGGCGGATTCCAGAACCGATACAAAGGCACCATTGAAGGCAAGTTCCCATACTTCAAGCCGGGCGTATCCAAGGCAACTCCTAAGGTGCGCGCCATCTTTGAAGCTGCCTGGGGAACTGCGGTGAAGAACAAGTGAGCACCTACGGATATCCGTACGTGATAGGGAGGTAGGACCGTGGGTGCTCTGCCTCCGGTATTCATCGAGTTTCTCGGCAAGTCAACCGGCTTCATGGCCACCGCGCGGGGTGTCAAGACTGAACTTGGCACCGTTCAGCGCGAAGGTGGCAGCAACATGGCCAAGCTTGGCGCCGTGTCCAAGGCTGCGTTGCTCGGTATTGGTGTGGCCGCTGGTGTCGCTGCCGTCAAGACAGTGCACATGGCCGCTGACTTTCAAACCCAGATGACTCGTGTTCGCACGGGCGCTGGCGAAGCTGCAAAGAACATGGACCTTGTGTCCAACGGCGTACTCAACATGGCCGGAAAGGTCGGCGCCAGTACCAAGGATCTGACGTCCGGCCTGTACATGGTTGAGTCCGCTGGCTTCCACGGGTCTGCGGCCCTGAAGGTGCTCGAAACCAGCGCCATGGGTGCCAAGGTTGGTGCCGCTGACCTTGCCACGGTTACGGATGCCACCACTACGGCGCTGAACGCGTACCACATGGGCGCTAAGGACGCTGTACCGGTCATGAACGCTTTGGTTGCCACTGAGGCTGAGGGCAAAACCAACATGGAAGCCCTAGCGGGCAGCATGGCGAGCATTCTCCCCGTGTCTTCGGCCGCGCACGTTGGCCTGAATGAGGTACTTGGCGCCATGGCGACCATGACCGCTCAGGGAACCAGCGCGGACGTTGCAGCCACATACCTGCGCCAGACCATCGGGCAGTTGTCGAATCCCTCGGCCAAGGCTGCTGCCACCATGAAGGGTCTAGGGCTCAGCGCGGTTGATGTGTCCAAGGAACTCGGTTCCAAGGGTCTCGCTGCCACGCTGACCACCCTTACGGACGCCATCAAGAACAAGATGGGCCCTGACGGCACGGTCCTTATCAGCACGCTGCAAAAGGCTTCGAAAAACTCGAAGGACTTCAACGGCGCGCTTCAGCATATGAGCGGCTCACAGAAGACGTACATTGGCGCGCTGGCCACCATGGTGGGCGGTACCAAGTCCATGATGGGTGCGCTTCAGCTCACTGGCTCGCACATGTCCACCTTCAAGCAGAACGTTGCCGGTATCGCCGAGCACGTCCGCAAGGGTGGCAAGAACATTGAAGGCTGGGCGGACGTTCAGAAGACCTTCAATCAGCGCATGGCCGAAGCGAAGGGCGCAGTTGAAGCCGTTGGCATCAAGATTGGCCAAGTGCTTTTGCCGTACGCCACCAAGTTTGTTGGCTGGCTCGCGTCTAGCGTCACGTGGCTGACGAAGCACAAGACAGCCGTTTATGTGCTCGCTGGTGTAATTGGCGGCATCTTGACCATTGGTCTTGCTGCGGCTGCTGTAGCGGCATGGGACTTCACTTACGCCATCTTGTCCAACCCCGTTACGTGGATCGTTGTCGGTGTCATGGCGCTGATTGCTGGCCTGGTGCTGCTCGTCATGAAGTGGAAGAGCGTTTGGGGCTGGATCAAGAGTGACATTCCCGGAGTGGCCAACTTCCTGAAGGCAACTTGGCACGCTGTGCTTGGCTGGCTGTCGACTGCTTGGAACGCCACGATGAAGGTAATTCACGCGGTTGCCAAGTGGTTCAATGACAATGTCCTGAAGTGGGTCAACGACCGAATGAAGGACTTCTCTTCCTGGTGGAAGGGGCACAGCGCAGAGCTGAAGGGCACTTGGGATCTCCTCTGGAAACAGATCAAGCTCATAGCCAATACCGTCTGGCAGTTCCTAAAGGTCGGAATCGGCGTACTGATGTCCGCCTTCAAGCTCGGTTGGGACGTCATCGTTGGCGTGGTAAAGACGGCGTGGGCGCTGATTTCCGGCGCGGTGCAGACCGGATACCACCTGGTGATGAACATCATCGGAGTCTTGATTGATGTTCTGACGGGCCATTGGTCCAAGGCGTGGTCGGATATCAAGAAGCTGGTTTCTCAGGCTTTCTCGGACATCATCAGCACCATCGGTAACACGGTGTCTAACTTTGGCTCGCTGCTGTACAACGCTGGCGCCGACTTGCTCAAGGGCTTGATCAACGGTGTGAAGTCGATGATTGGGGCCGTTGGCTCCGCCATCAGCAACGTTGGTTCCGGCATCCTGAACACGGCTAAGTCCGTGCTGGGCATCAACAGCCCCTCTCGCCGCATGCGAGACGAAGTGGGTAAGTGGATTCCCCTAGGTCTCGCCGAGGGCATCAGGGCGCATTCTGGGGACGCTCACGCGGCCGTACGGGAAACCGCTAACGGCATGGTGACGTCATTCAGTGACGCGCTCGGTATCGCGTCGCCTTCGAAGGTGTTTCGCTCGCTGGGCATCTGGATTCACACGGGCCTAGAGCATGGCCTTACTGGCTCGCGCAGCAAGGTTGACAGCGCCATCAGGCACACTGAGACGCTGCTCATGCAGGCGCGCAATCGCCTGGCTGACATGCTGGGCACGAAGGCCGCGAAGGGTTACAGCGGGTGGATCAAGTCGCACGAGAAGTCCATCACGCACCTTGAAGGCTACGTCAGTAAGGAAGGCCGGGCGCTCGATCGTCTCGCTGACAAGCGCGTTGCAATCGGAGTGCGCCTAAAGGCTGCTCAGAAGAACCTTGCGACCATCCAAAAGGAGTGGGGCAAGGTTCAGGCGGATGTTGCCAAGAACATCATGTCCAGCGCATCAATCGTGACGTCGAGCCAGACTCCCGATATCGCGCTGACCGCTGACAATGTGCTCGACAACATGCGCGCGCAGGTGGCCGATGCGCAGGGATTCGCGGGCAACCTTCAGGCACTCGCCAAGAAGGGTCTACGCGCTGACCTGATCAAGCAGATTGCCGATGCTGGCGTGTCCGGTGGCGGCGAGACTGCACGCGCTCTGGCTACGGCCAGCGGTGACCAGATCAAGCAGCTAAACGGCCTTCAGAAGTCGATGTCATCTGCCGCCAATGGTGTTGGCGCTGGCGTGGCTAACGGCATGTACGGGACTGGCATCAACGCTGCCAAGGGTCTGATCAAGGGACTTCAGTCCCAGGAAAAGGCCATTGACAAGCAGATGTTGAAGATAGCCAAGTCCATGGAAACGCAGATCAAGAAGGCTTTGGGTATCCACTCGCCTTCGCGTCTCTTCCATGAGATTGGGCGATTCGTCACGGCCGGTCTGGTGAACGGCATTGACGCTGGACACGGTGACGTGACTCGCGCTGCTGACCGCATGTCCGGGGCCGTTCTGTCGGGTACCAAGGTTCCCGCGCTGAGCGGTACTGCGAACAGTGCAGGCGGTCACACGGTGGTTGTGAACGTCCACGTTGAAGGCAGCGTGACAGCGGACCGAGACCTAGCGGACACCATCCAAAAGGTCATGGCTCGCCACGGTGCGCGCAACTCGCAAACCTGGGTGCCGTATCGACGCTAAAAGGTGGGGGGTCACCTACGGATTTCCGTACGTGGCCCCCCTTGAGCTGAAGGTGTTCAAGTGACAATCTCCGCAATCGGCAGCATGGCGCAGGCGCACGGTACTGCCGTTACCACGCTGAACGTTGGCGCCCCCGCTACGGGTCATACGCTGGTGCTCGTCGTACGGGCGTCCACTACCGCTGTGACTGCAACTGCCGTTTCCGGTGGCTTGGTTAGCACCTGGTCCAACGCAACCGGCTTCACTGACGCGCTTACTGGCTCGCGTGTAGACATCTTCTATGGCACGGTCACTGGCTCAGGCTCCGCCACGGCTACTGTGACGTTCAGCGGGTCCGTTGCAGGCGTCAGCACTGAGATATGCACGCAGGAATTCGCCTCTTCCGTTCCTAACACTGCCTGGCTGATTGGCGCCGCTGGTGCCAAGAACAATGGCACTGGAACGACCCTGACTCTCCCCACTCTTACCGCTGGGATCAGCGGACAGCTTTACTTCGGTTACGCCTTCGTGGCGAACAACTCGATTGCTGGCGCTACTCCGGGGTTCACGTACAACGTGACTACGGCCGGAAACCTTGTTGCCTTCAACCCTGCCGCCAACGGGCCTACTTCTCCGACTGCTGCGCAGAGCCCTTCGGGTAACTGGACAACGGTTGGTGTGGTCCTGGGCGAAGTCACCCCGGCCCCTGCCCCTGGCCTGAACCAGAATTTCCCGCAGATGGAATACGGGTGGGGTCCGATCTGGAATGCCAACGCGGGTGATGTTCCGCTCGACCGGTATGTCAACGTGACTCCGCGCTCGTACGGCACGGCCGGATCTTCGCGCGGGCGCCAGTACGAGACTGACCAGGTGCAGGCTGGAACCCTCTCGATGTCGCTCAGCAGCACTGACGGCGCACTCGACCCCAACAACGCGTCTGGTCCGTACGCTGGCCACATCTGGCCGTACCAGCCTTACCGCATGCGTGCACAGTGGCCACCTACGGCCAACCTGCTTGACCCTGTCACGGCCAACGGTGGCGATGGCCTGGCAACGGGCAACCTAGACAACAGCGGTAGCGGGCAGGACATCTTTTCGCAGACCGACCCTGGCCCTGGTCAGATCGTGGCCAGCAACAGCGCGTACAACGGCAGCAACGTCTTTCAGTTCAACGTGCCTGCCGCTTCGGCCGTTGGCGCCCGTATCGGGTACACCCCGCATTCCGCTGTGGTTCCTGGTCAGACGTACACCATGACGATGCGCGTGCGGAACGTCACGGATTCCACCAGCCTTGATGTGAAGCCCTTCGTTGGGTGGTACGGCCCTCCGCCTGTCAGTGCCCCTTCTACGTACGTCTACGGCGCCACGGTGACGCTTACGGGGTCGTCAACGGCAACGGGCTGGACCACGGTCACAGTCACCGCTACTGCGCCAAGCAACCCGTACGGCATGGGTGTTGGTCTGGCCGTAGCTACGACTGCTGCCGCCACTTGCAACGTGCAGGTTGATGGCTGGCAGCTAGAGCGGGGCGCCGTTGCCAGCGCCTTCGTGTCTCCGGGCACCTGGTACCCCATGTACGGCGGTTTCGTTGAGCGCTGGCCCCAAACCTGGGACCTTGACGGAACGTACGGCCTGGTGACCCCTACGGCCGTTGATGCCTTCGCGCTGCTTTCTCAGCGACAGTTGCGCGACCCGCTGACCGAGGAAATCAACCTTCGTTCGCCCAACTTCCTGTACACGCTGGGTGATCCGGCGCTGTCCACCACGTTCACGGACACGGCCGGTAAGAATCCTGCTGCGCCCTACGCCGCAGGCAAGTACGGGGGTGGCTCGATTGCCTCAGGTGTCAGCATCAGCGCTGCCACTACCGCAGGCGTTTACACCGGTTCGAACAACTCGGTTGTCACCATCAGCAACAACCAGCCTGGTACCAACACGGTTGGCCCTGCCACGTTCATCAGCCTGTCTAAGGCTGGCATCAAGGGGCCGCAGACTGCTAACACCTGGTCACGTCTGATTGCGTTCAAGTACACCGGTCCGACTCCCACGTCTGCCGCGTACATTTGGACCGCATTTGATAGCCAGCGTGCGAACAACCTTCCCGCTGGCTCGCGTATCGGATTCCGTATCGACACGTCCGGGCGCTTCGTGGTCGACCTTGCTGGGCCGAGTGGCAACGTGGTTGCGTATATGCCCTTGTCCGGTGGCTCTGGCGTGAATGTCGTTGACGGGAATTGGCACATCGGGGGAATCTCGATGAACGCCACTACCGGTGACGTTTACGCGACTGTCGACGGGAACACGTCGTACTGGTCCGCCCAGGGCGCCAACAACCCGGTTGGGTGTGTCTCTGACTCGCTCGGCGGCTGGGTTGACCCCACGGTCGGAAACGGCACAGCGTGGAATTACAAGGGTGATCTGTCGTACGCGATGGAATTCCCTTCCGCGCTGACGTCCTCTGACTTCAGCGCCATCTACGGTGCTTGGAAGAATGCATTTACGGGTGACTCGTCGGATACCCGTTACATGCGAATTCTGGTCTATGCCGGTTACAGCGGCCCCCGGAACCTGCAAGCGGGCATGACTACCAGCATGGGGCCGATGGTCACTGAAGGGCAGGATGCGCTAAGCGCCCTGAATGAGGTAGTCACTACGGAGAATGGCGAACACTTCGTAGACCGTGCAGGTGTGATCACCTTCCGTTCCCGCGCTGCCCGGTACAACTCGACAACCCCTGTGTACACCTTCGGCGAGCGCACAGATTTGGGCGAACTCCCGTATGACACTGTCGAACTGGACTACGACCCTACGCACCTGGGGAACCTGGTCACAGTTACACAGAAGAACACGGGGCAGACCTTCACGGCAGTTGACGCCACGTCGCAGGCGAACTACTTCCCGCGCACCATCACGCGCACGGTCGACACCACGTCAGCGCTCGAAGCCCAGGATGCTGCAAGCTATCTGATGGGTCGCTACAGGAACCCTCTTCCGCGCGTGAGCAAGCTAGAGCTGAACCCTTCCAGCAATCCGGGATTGTGGGCAGCGTGCCTCTCGCTGGAATTGGGCACCCGCGTGCGGATCATGCGTCGACCGCTTGGCGCCCCTGCCATTCAGATTGACGCGTTCGTCGAGCAAATTCAGTGGAGTGTGACGGACAAGGGTACTGCCACTGTGTCGCTGCAATGCTCGCCGGTCGACCCTCAGCCTTACGCCGAATTCGCCGCTTGGCGTACGACGCTGGGCGCTGATGTCCTTGCGGGTGCAGCCACGATCACTGTCAAGGCACCTGCGTTCGACAGCGTGAATCCGCTCGCTGCACAGATCACCCCTGGGCAACAGCTCGTCGTGGGTCAGGGTGGCGTGGTTCCGGAAACCATGACGGTGCTGTCTGTGTCCAACACGGGTACCAACTGGACCACGGGAACCATCACCTTCACTGCCAACCTGACGCACAACCACTCCAATGGGTTCGCCATCGGTGAGCCTCTGCCGTCCGGCGTAAACGACGTGAGCACCTACGACAGCTTGTCTGTCTTCGATTCCGTCGCGTTTTCGTACTAGTAAGGGGTCGGGATCACCTACGGATATCCGTACGTGGTCCCGGCTTCGGAGGACCCATGGCCAACCTTCCTATTCCTACGCCTAGCACTGCTGCCGCAGGCAACTTCCTGACGTCAGCGCTGTGGAACGCGCAGGTGCGCGATGCAGTCAACTTCCTTCTAAACCCGCCCATGTTCTACGGCTACGCCACAACTGGGGTCGCCATTACGGCTGGTGGCTACTCCGCCATCGGTCTGGACACCGAAATCACGGACAACTACGGCGGTCACAGCACCGTGACCAACACCAGCCGCTATGTGTGTCAGTTGGCTGGCTTCTATGAAGTTGGCGGCAGCGCATCCCTTCCCGCTGGCAGCAACACTTCAACCGCCCTCATGGCAGCGCACATCAGCAAGAACGGCGTTGAAATCCCGCCCGCTCGCCTTGAAGTTCCGCAGATGGCAAACCACTACAACGGCTCCGCCATTCCTACCGCTGGCGTTCAGCTCAACGTGGGCGACTACATCGAGTTGTACGTCGACTGTGACACGAATGCGACTACCGCTGGTGGCGGTCCCTGGTGCTCGCTGTACGTCAAGTTCCTACACCCGTAAGGGGCAGAAATGCAGAACACAACTGGTACGCAGTATCACATCTCTCTTCAGTGCTCGAATGGCGAAATCGGCACCCTGGTTGTCAGCGACTTCATGGGTTTCGATGACGCTAAGGCCGCTGACTTCGTCCAGATGCTACGGGATTTCGCGTGGCCTTCCGGGGTGGGTTCGCTGTCGCTGAGCGCGAGCAAGACCTACCAGAGCACGGACACCTATACGTGCAACACGGCCAGCACTCCGCCCACCTTCAACTAAGGGAGACTCAATGGCAGTTCTAGGCGTAGACGTTTCGAGCTATCAGCCCGTTGCATTCGATACCAAGGGACTTGCGTTCGCCTTCGTCAAGGCCACTGAGGGCACTGGCTACACCAACCCTCGGTACAGCGGGCAGGTTGCGCACGCGCGTTCCGCTGGCCTGGTGGTCGGGCACTATCACTTCGGCAAGGCTGGCAACGGCGCTGCGCAGGCTGACTACTTCCTGAGCAAGCTATCGCTGAAGGCTGGCGATATCCTCGCGTTCGATTGGGAGGACTCTGGCGTAACCCAGGGCGAGCGAGACGCGTTCGTTTCCCGCGTGAAGGCGAAGGCGCCCGGTCACAAGGTGGTCCTGTACTGCAACACGGATTACTGGAAGAGCCGGGACAGCAACAACGGCGGTCCTATGGATGGACTTTGGATCGCTGACCCCAACCGCGCGGCCGGTAAGCCTGGCATCCAGCACGCGTGGACGTTCCACCAGTACAGCTTCAGCGGCGGGATAGACAAGAACGTCGCCAACTTCAAGGACGCTGCCGCTCTGCGCGCCTGGTGTGCGCCTGCGGTGGCCAAGCCTGCGCCCGTTCCCGCGAAGCCTGC